ATCTCCTTGGTGTTGCGATCATACATCAAAAGTACAACTTCTGGGGGTGTAAAATCGGGTCTGTTCCTGATAGGTGACAAATACACCGCATTACTGTATGGTGTTGGAACCAAGACATTACTTGCGTTGAAGACAATGGTATTATCCGCCTGATCCGTTGAGTCGGGTACATGCTTACCAAACCTGATCTCCGTAGATCTTTCTATAGCAGGTATATTCTTAACCATTTAATATAGGGAGGCAAATTAATTTGCGTAAAGAAGACCAGCCATCCCATTTTGTATACGAAGTATGTTGTAGTTGACGGCGTAAATTGGGTCATTTATGACTGTCCCCTCACTCATAATCTTGGCTGACTCAATGCGACTGAAATTGAGGGTCCCCGTTGGTTGGAGAGAACTTGTCATGAGACAAAAACAATAAAGGAAAAAGTCTGGAGAAGTCACAAAGTTTGTGTGATAATAGTTCATCACATCAATATAGTGTGGCTTACCCCATCGGTAGTTTCCAAGTTCAACACCATTTATACTCAACTTGACTTTGTTTGTTGGTGATGTGAGAGCGCCATCTGTTGTGGTGTCTGAAGATGCCAAGTACTTCACTGGGTGGTTAAAGATGAGATCTTGAACAGTTTCACCACTTGGAATATTCTTCTGCACCTGGGTGATGAGAAGGTCATGTGTACGCGTCGCAATATTTCCACGCTCTTCATTGTCAAGATAGTAGTAGTTGGCATACATTTCAAAATTGTAGTTTGCTGCTTGGGAACCCCAGTGAATGCGTAACTCCACATTATGATAGTTGAGCGCAACGAGTGGGAGTGCACACTGTGGTCCTTCACAAAAGAAGAAACGAAGGGGATAAAAATAGGAACGCGCGTGAACACCTGGGTGTGTACCAATAGCACTTCGTGAAACATTTTGTGCAAATGTATCAATCGCAATCTTTTCTGTAAACACTGAATCTTGTGTATCAATCACAGAACCACCAATGAGCAACTCAATTTTATCAATGAGTAAATCCCATCGTGAGGTATCTTTAGCTTCTGTTGTATCATCGATTGTCAAATAGATATATCCGAGCATATCACCCGATTTCTCAATTTGAACACTTGACATTGAATTATTTTTCACATCTCCGCGTATAGTTTGCTTTTCAACGGATTGTGAAAAATTAGAGTGTCGTTTAAAGGTTGAACTAAAAAACGATATCTCTGGGTTGCCCATAATGTACTCATCCTGAGCACCAATTGCTACAAGTTGAACAATACCCGAAGACATGTTATTACTACTTTAAAGGGAGAAAATTACAAGTTTGGTTTTCTACACACAAATCTAAAAACTAAGAAGTTTTCACCTGCATCTGTGGAATTTTTAATTGTGTTACCATCTTGATCTCTGATGGTCACAGCGAGGCGATCAATACGCCTGATTGGGTTGACATATTGTGTCGCGATTGGATAGTTGTCTTTGAAAGTGATGAGTGAATTACTTCCACCGTGTGTAGTGCTTTCACTTATGAGACTCGCAAAAGAACTTCGGAGCATACTCAAGTGTCCCTGACTAGTCAAAACATTTGAAGCTCTGTCATTGAAAATGGAATCCAATTCTTCAACTGAGACATAGCAATGTTCGGTCGCATCGGTTGAATGAATGTGAGCCGCAAGGAGTCTCGCCTGAACCACATTTTTTAGGGGTTGCTGAAGGTGGCAAGTAAAAGTGTTCGCACTGTCTTGTCCAATCGTGTCAACGGTTATGGTGTGATACTCATAGTCAAGATCTGGAATAGTCTGGGGCGAGGTAACCAAAGCCATTTAGTATTAGCTTAGATTAAAGATCCACCGATTCCGTCCTCAATCTCATAGCCCGCTTGTTCCGCGACAAGCTTTTCGGAGCCACAGACACCACCTGGTGTGAGACTCTTCGTGTAGGTGCTCCCCTCGCTGGTGTGACCGGGGGCGCATTCAAGACGGTGTTCCAAGTCAAAGATGGACTCCTCGTTGATCGCCTTAATGGTAATTGGTCTGGGTTGGTACTTGCTGGTGTTTTTCAACATACCGAGCACAAAGATCAGAGCGATCAAGGCAACAATGGACATGATGGCATTTCGGTTAGCACGGTTAAGGTTGAGCATTTATAATGTACATATATATTTTTTCTAAAGTGCGTTAAAGGTTATTGAATAGTTTCCTATTAGAGAGTAGATGGCTGAAGAAATTGTCTTAGATCGTGGGAGTGCCACTGTGATGAAACTTGACGCTGATGAACAGGCCCTGATGGATGAAATTGAGATTTCAACTTCGCGTCCTCAGCCTGTGCGTCGTCCACCACAACAGCAAGCGTACCGCCCCCCACCACAACAACAACAAGAAGCCATGGATGCTTTCGTGAATCCAACCAAGCAAACAGCTCCATCACCACAACAACAAGATGAAGAAATTGACTATGGTGAAGATGAACCAATGTTTTTTGACGATGCCGAAGATGGTCCAGAAATGGGTATGCAACAAGAACAACCATCTAAAGGCTACAGCTCTGTAGATGAAGAAAAAAGTGATCTTGTTAATAAATTGGGTCGTCTTGAGAAGAAAGGTTTTGCTGTCAACAAAAGACTCAATGTGTACTCAAGCGTTGAAGACCTCCGTACAGAAGTCAAGCGGATTACCTACAGTATTGATGTTGAACAATCTATTCGCTTCTCTCGGCGTATGTTGGTAGCCTGTGTTACAGGCTTGGAGTTCCTGAACAAAAGGTATAACCCCTTTGAGATCCAACTTGAGGGTTGGTCGGAGTCTGTCATGGAGAATGTAGATGACTATGACGGAGTCTTTGAAGAGTTGTATGTCAAGTACAGAAGCAAGGTCAATGTTGCCCCCGAGGTCAAACTCATTATGATGTTGGGTGGTTCAGCGATGATGTTCCACTTGACAAACAGTATGTTCAAGAGTGCTCTCCCCAATATGAATGATGTTCTCAAGCAAAACCCAGACCTTGTCAAGAATATGATGTCTGCCGTTCAAAACACAACCCGTGCACCATCTGGACCAGCTGATGCGGCTCCAGTGGGTGGCACTGGTCAGTATGAGATGCAAGGTCCAGGTATTGACATCTCAAGTCTCATGGGTGGTGTTATGATGCCACCCCCACCACCAATGAATACAACTCCAATCCCAGTCACTGAACAAGATGATGATGATGTGTCCGATATTGTTTCCATTTCAGGAGAATCCACGGGTGGTGAAGTGAAGGAAGTGAATGTTGAGTCCAGCAAGTCTAAGCGAGGACGCAAAAAGAAGAAGACTGAAATTAATCTCTAAGTACAGTATAAATGATAGGCTACTGTCCTTTGGAGGAACTCGAACCTCCTGCCAGACAACAGCAACCTGTTGTTAGTCCAAAGGTTGAAAGCAAACCTTTGGCTGGCCTCGAGGAAACTGAATGTAATTACGTCGTCATGGCTTTCATTGTCGGCGTTTTATTCCTTGCCGTCTCTGACTCCATCAGGGCGTAAATTGTTATTAATTCTACTTTTGGGATCTTTACTCCCCATTAGGTAAAATTGATTTAATATGTGAATGTTGTAATTTCCGTTTGACCACCTGTACCACTGTCCAAGTTTCCTGGAATTGTGAGATTTCTTGTGACCTTTGTAACTTTTCCACCACACGAAGACATGAGTTCTATGGAAATGTCGTAACTGTATATCCTGGCCACATCAATATTATATGGAACTATACTTATACCTCTTTGACCGGTTGTCACAGTTGAACTCCATGGATAACTATTTGTACCACCAAAAACATTTTTGGTACCCACGGCTACATCTAAACTTGGATTAGATGCATTCCCTGTGCCACCATGAACTTCAAGAATCATTGTACTCAAATCTTCTACAGTGGAATTATCTGTTCTCCTCAACATGGCGACGATTTTTGCAAAAAATGCACCTTTATCAAACAATATTTGAATATCTTTAGCATCACCCGCTCCCACACTAAATGTGTGTGCATATGTCTTACGAGAAACCTGGTTAGAATTGAATATAGTCCCACCAGCCGTGTGAATATCCGCTTGTGCGGGTGACCCCCCAAGATTTACAGCAATTTGTGTAAAATCAATATTACCACCAACAGCAACGTTACCTGTAATATCAAGGTCGCTGTTAATAAATGTTGTTTTGTCCGATGTGACCGGTTGAATATACACGTTACCAGTCGTATCTGAGTAAATATTGGAGATCCCAGTAGTTGTCTTGAGTTCTATAATGGCATTTGATGAAGGACTCTCCACTCTCGCAACACCATTAAACACATGGAACTTTGTAGCTGGGATAGGCGTGCCAATACCCACATTACTTGTATGAATGAGGTGCATACAGTTTGTTTGGGTGCTATTGTTGGCGACACCCATAACAAGACCGGTTGTACCCCTCGTGGCATCACTGAAACCGCGTGCATATGCACCCTCACCTTCATTTGTATATAGGAGCATACCAGTTTCCTTATCATCACCGCTACTTTGAAGTTTCAAGAGGTCTATACTTTCAGTTGTTGTATCATAGATGTGAACATTTGCAACCGGCGAATCCGTACCGAAACCCAATTTACCTTCTCCATCAAACCGAGCAAATTCATCATCGTTGTTCTCATCAATTTCGTGTACAAAAGTCAAAGCGCGACGAGTAGAACCATCTAATTTACTTCTAATAATATTACGACTTGTAGCACCAGTTGTTGTGGAAAATTCAAAGCCGGTGAGCTTAAATGAACCCCCACCCGAAAACTCAAGATCGCCATTTACAACAAGCTTAGTATTCGCACCTCTCCCATCTGCATCACCACGCTGACCACCAACAACTACGAGACCATTATCACATATGACCATTGGCTTATCTGTTTGACCATCCATTGTCTCCAAAATTTCACTTGTTCCATATAGGGATTCTCCAGATGATGTATATGTTTGAAATACATGTTCACCCGCTATGTGTCTAATTCTATCGGGTCCGTTATCAGCCGACGAAGCGTCGTTACCCTTAAAGAGGAGCAATTCGGTTCTTGAAAAATCGGTATTATATCTTCTCTCTATGATATGTGTATTACCAAATTCATCACCATCGAGACCACTAAATGTGAGTTGTTGCCCGATCACAACATTACCGACAACTTCTAATTTACCCCGTGGCACATCTGTACCTATACCAACATCTCGGGATGTACCATCTATGAATATACTCACAGCACCCGCGTCATAAACCTTATTGGGGTTTTGTGTAATTCGGAAGTCATTGGAACCGGATACACCCACTGCCCAACCTGTAGGATCTATGTCCCCGTCGGTTTGAATATAAGATGTAAACGCGTTACCTTCATTGATATCGGTCTGCATAGCGATTATCGCATCACCTGATGGGGCCTCGTGATTGTGTACGAGGATACCATTTGTTAAGGGGTTTGCTGTACCCGTAGAATATACCTCCAAATGTGCTGTGGGTTGTGTAGTACCGATACCCACGCGCCCTTCACTTTGAAGAGTCAAAACATCTACTTCATCTGTATAGTCTTCATCCGCCAGATATATATCCATCTTTGTTTTGGATTTCCCAGATGCGTTGTCATGCTTACCCAATTTGAAAGTGGCTCGCACACCGTGGCGTGTCGCATTTCCTTCACGAGCCAAGTGCAACACTGTACCGAGGTCAGTGGTATCCACAATTGGTTGAGTGTTTGTTACAACAAGGGAAGAGTTCAGGTGACTGTACCCATTTCTGTATGTTGGTTGATCATTGAGAAACACAGTTCCACCGGAAGTGTGGAGTCTACCCACTGGTGACGCTACATTTATACCCACATTACTTGATTCCAAGAGAGTCAATTTGGGTGTACCCATTGTGGGTGTGGTACTCGCGAAAAACTTGACACCTTTTCCAGCCCCAACTATATTTTCAACCCGTGTTTCCCCATTGGGAACACTCGTATACGCACGCATCGCGATATTACCCGTAGATCCCCATATGTTACCAGTTGAAATGGTGTTACTCCCAATCACATAGATATTACCCGACACTGTAAGTCTCTCCGTTGGACTTGTGTTTGATATACCCACTTTACCATCCGAAGTGATTCGGATTCTTTCAGTATTCTTTGTCTTCATAGTAATTTTTTGTTGTGTAGCTGTTGTACTCGCACCATATACTTCTATGGAGCTCACATTTGAGGCACTTGGACCGGATTTAAGCACAAGTACATTTGATGTACTGTCGCCACCGAATCTATCTGCGTGAACAACGAGGTTTGAACTTGAAAAAACCATTTCAGTTGTGAGATTTGTTGTTGCGGTGTTACCCAAAATTCGGAGGGTATTTATAGCTGTTGTGTTTGCAAATATTTTAGTACCCACGGAGAGTGTATCAGTGGGTGATAGGTTTGAAATACCCGATGGAGCCGTACCAGCAGTGCGTAACGCATTCATTTGGACATTTCCACTTATCGTAACTGGTGTATCAGAAGTCGCATCCAATACGAGGAGATTCCCCGCACGCAAACCAGTTGATCCAAGTATGAGACCCTTGGCGTACACATTACCATCTGCGTAGACAACATTTGAGTTTGTGTCGTCAATAAAGACATTTGACCCAACACAAAGATCGTGTGTAGGGAATGTATTATTTGCACCAATATTATTTGATGTGTAAAT